GGCCATAATTGTTCTCAGTTGGTATCAGAACGTGACGACATAATCTTGTGGTTGCCGCCGACTTTTTCGTCGCGGTTACGGGCCACAGTTAGTTCATCGTTGCCGCCTACTTTGACAATGCGATTACCGCCGATTTCCAGCGTGTAATTGCCTGTGATTTTTTCATGTTTGTTGCCCACGCCTTTGGACACACCGCCCGCCGATTTGGCAGCGATTTCACCAACCTTGGTATTTGATGCATTCGACACGTAGCCCGGCACATCGCCTTTGGACCCGGTGACGATTTCTGTGCAGGAACCCACAATCGTTTTGCTGTAGTCACCGAGGAACACAAAATGTGCATCACCCGGATTCGCCACAAACACTTCATTGGTCTGTTTATCGACCACGATTGTGCATCCGTTTTCCAGTTCCATTACGGCCCGGAACGGATAGTTTGTTTCTGCCAGTTTGGACAGAGTTTTCTTGTCACCCGGATATGGGGCCAGCATGGGTTTGTGTGCATCACCCTTTGGGAAACGCAAACCTACCTTTGCCCCGATTGGCGGAATGTTTGAAAAGGTGGCACCCGTTGCCCCGGCGTCGGCTGCGTAATCCTGATTGTCAGGCAAGGCCCATGGCAGGTGACTATCGGGAATCGCATCAGGGAAAATCCCGGCAACACGGACGCGAACCCTGCAACCTTTTCGCGGATCGTTATTGTCTACCACCACGCCCGCATAAACGATTTTCGGGTCAAGCCCTTGGCGACCCATATGCTTCGATGAATTGAGTGGAGAGCCTGCCATTACGGTTGATTCCCGGTCAGCACACACCACAGCAATTTGCCGCGCAATTCGAGTTCAACACGCATCAGATTGAAATAGTAATGCATGGCGGTCGTTGGATCTTCTGGATCGTACATGCGATAGGTTGCGTCTGCCACAAGGCCGCTAACCCAATCGACATATTGCACGCGTTGTTTCATGGTCAACCGGCGTTCAACTTCGTAAATCAGTTCGTGACTCAGGTGTGAATCGAGTGCGAAATCAGCCGCTTTGGCCAAGAATTCAACCTGTTCATCAGACGACAAATTTTCCCACATTTTTCGGCTCCCAAAACGAAAAAAACCGCGCCGTGCAATTACTTACAGGGCGCGGTCCATGTGTATTATTTACAGTTTTCTAGCCACTGTGAATAAATTAGAAACGGACTTTCTTGCGCGATTTGATACCGGCTTTTTCGTCACGTTCTCGCAGCATTTTTTCGATCTTGCGGTTTTGACGTTCGTGGGCCAATCCTTGGTTGGTCAGGTGGCGCTTCTTACCATCGTGAGTGTAACCGAATGCATCGCCCATTTCACCAAAATCACGATTCGCCAAACCAACGATTTGCCCGTTATTGCGGGCCAATACATCGGAATAGGTTTTGTCGAGGTTTTGATTGTAGATCGATTGCGCCTGTGCAACGAAAGCGTGGAAGCGATCAGGGTTCATACGGGCCAGTTGCGCCAGCTTTTGGTCGTAGTTGCTGGCGGTGCTCATGAAATTGGATGCGAAACCACCCATTCCACCACCGCCACCGCCCATGTCGCCGCCCATGTCGTCAATACCGTATTTCTTTTTCAGATCCTTGATCTTTTTCTGGTATTGATACAGCTGTTCTTGCGAAGCCAAATCGGAATCTTGGCCAGCCAGCAAACGGTCGAGGTTGAGGCCACCAGCAGCCGCCATTACACGCAGCGGAACCGGTACGCCTTTATCCGACATTGCTTGCAGCATATCCATATATTGCTGGTCGCCTTCCGGCTGCAAAGTCTTTTCCCAGTGCACGGATGGAATCAGCAATTTGGTGCCGTCGTTAAGGCGTTCAAACGAACCCAAAGGATCGAGTTTGTCGAGGCTGTTACCACGCGTCGAGAGTTTGCCGTTAGCGTTGAGCACGTAGCCTTTCAGCGCACTGATCATTGGGAAAATGCGGCTGTACAAAGTTTTGCGAGTCAGCCAATCCCGTTCGGTGCGGATTGCATCGATAAAGAATGATGTAGACGTGTCGCCGTTTGCGTAGGTCGCGTCACCAGACAGGAAAGCATCGGAAATTCCTAGCGCTTTCATTTTGATGGAATCAATCGCGTCTTTGTTATCGAAGATGGTCCAGCCACCTTGTGGATCGCGAATTTCTTCGGTGGAAATGCCGCCACGCGTTGCAACCACTGCCCCAACCGGGTCAGCGTCGGCGTTCATGAACATATCCATTACGGCCTGCATATCGGCCAGCGTCGGTTCCCATTCGCCTGCGCCATCAAGCGTTACGTGCAGAATACCTTTTTGACGCATAGCGGAACGAACCAGCGTGCCACGGAACAGGTTTTTCTCCAGCAAATACCACGGCATGATGCGGCGGAAATAGGAGGTGCCGGTGGAACTGGAACCCGAGCGGCGCGGAACGTAAACGGTAGATTTCTGGTCGAGTTCTAGCGCTTCGTTCGAAAGCTGTTTCATCACGTCGGCGCCCAAGAATTCACGCAGCGCTTTTACACGCGGCGAATCCGAAGCCATGGTGGCGCGGATGTATTCAGGGAACGCAACAGTGATCAGCGGATCGGTGCCGTGGAAGGGCAATTGATCCAGCTTGGTGTTTTCGTAGGCGTGCGGCATAACCCGACTGAAAACTTGGGTTTTTTCGTTGTACAGCAGGGAGGCAATGAAACCACCTTTGACGTTGTAATCGATAGCCACGTCGGGCATCAGATTTCGAATGTCTAGGCGGTCGATGTTTTCCATAAAATCGTCCATCACTTTCCGATCCATGATGCCGGAAATGGTGAAGTCGGAGAACATCAGCTGCGATTTGATATCCACAATCGATCCGCCAATGGAATCGTTGTAATACATATCGGTGTAAATCCGCATGACCAGCTTTTTCTGCTCAAGGTCTTCAGAGAAAACGATATCTTTCAGCAGCGGGTCAATGTCGATTTCGATTGGCATCTGCGACAGCTGCGCGTTACCACCACTGGCAGCGGTTGCCAGATAATCGTCAATCTTTTGTTGATCGGTTTTCTGCGGATAGTGTCGCTTGCTGGCGCCCATGTGCTGCGGGGCTGCCTTCGATTGGGGCGCCGCCGCAAAGCTGGTGCGGTTGGTTTTTCTCAGTTTCATTCTTGGCCCCGAAGTGGTTTGTTCGAAATATAAATAACGGTCACGTTGCCTGCTTTGTTGTCGTGCCACAGTTCATCGCGCATAGCCACGCCAGTTTTCAGCGATTTGATGTGCGTTACGCGGTCGGGACACGCGGCTTCCTGATTGTTGTCACCGTGGGAAGTGCGCAGGTCGATATTCACGAAACCGTGATAGAAATGGTAATCTTTGCGGAATTCTTTGTAGAACTCTTGCCACATGTGACGACCGCACGGCGTGCCCGACAAATCGGTGCGCAGTGCGTCGAATTTCAGCAGGAAATAATTGCGCATCACGTTGCGCGCCAGCCCCCGGAGGTGTGGGGCTTGACGCACTTCGAGTTGCACAGCACGTTGGCCAAAGTATTCGTTTTCTGCAACTTTGTAGTAGCAGCTATAAACGAATTCATCGCCCTTTGCCAGCACCAGCAGGCGACAGGTCGAGAGACTGTTTCCGATCATTCGGTCGGTGCCCAAATAGAGCTTGTAGGGAACCGCTTTGTAATAGGCGTAAACGCCCACTTGTTCCAGATCACCGCTGGCGATTAACTGCCTGTAGCGCTCTTCATCGTCTGCAATCGTCTCAACTACTGCGTCTGCTAGGATTGGCATATTTTTCCTGTTTATTGCGGGTTGGCTTTACCGAGGGCGATAACGTATTTACGCAGCGTGGTGTAGGTTTTCTTGCCTTTGGCGGTGAACGGATATTCATCACCCAGCGAAACAACCGACATGACTGCGTTTTTGAAAGCGCGATGATCAGCACGGCTCAACGTGCTATTGCGCAGGGAAGCCATCAGCTTGATCAAATCAGTTTCGGTGTCCACGCGTTGACGGCGCAGGATTTCGAAAGCGTGGCCAGCTGGTTTGTGCTCACGGTTATAGGAATCTTGTTCCGTGTCTATCCATGCTTCGAATGCGCCTTTCGGAATTTGCAGATTCCGTTTAGCGTGGCCGGGTTTCTCGTTCGGCGCTGGCGTGGCTGCTGGTTCTTTCGGGGTTTTCGGTGCCGGTTTAGGTGGCGGCGCCTCATAGGGATTTTTCGCATGTGTTGCCGGGGCCGCTGGCGCATCCATCTTCGGACCCACTGGGCTAACGTCAAATGGCGGCAGGTCGAAGTTACGACCGAGCATATACTGGCGTTTCACATACTTGATTCGGTAGTTGAAATAACGGCCACGGCTTTCGGCGGCCACCATTTCTTCGTATTCTTTTTTGGTAACGTTTTCGTAGGCCCACGAATCGCCACGGTGGAACGCAACGTACAAAACTTTTCGTTTCGTGTCGTAGATTGCGTGGTTGAGGTTGGAACTGTTGAGGTCGGTGATTCGCACCCAGCCGTCAGGTAGCTCCAAAGACGGTTTGTCGAGGCCACCAACACCGGCCTTAACTTCGACTTTCGCAACCTTGCCGCTCCAGCCTTTCGAGTGCTGCATTACCCGAGTAAGTTCCGTTTCGTTCCAGACGAATTGGATATCCGGGGAGTGCGCGTGCACCACAAAAATTCCGTATGCGCGTTTCAGTACGCCGAACACGTTGCCGCCGTGCAATTCCAGCACGTATTCAGCATTGTGGCGGTCCTGATCGAAGGTCAGTTCTGGCTGGCCTTCCTCATACTGGAACCACTTGTATTTCGTTAAATCCAGTTTCGTTTTCGACATAGCGGGAGTCCCGTAATTGTTAATCACGCCTGTCATCAGCATAAGGTTTATTGCGGGGTTTTTCAACCCCGCTTATTTATCGACCGCTACGCCCTGCACTCATGATCATGAGGGGTGCGCCGTTTTGTGTAGTCAATCCGCCGCCACCGTTGCCAACCGATGTGCCGCCACCGCCCCCGAGTTTCGAGGCACCCAGCGCGTTAGGCCGGGCCAGTGTCATATTCATGGGTTCTGCCATCAGCATTCCCACGTATTCCTCTTCCATCAGTCCCCACAGCAGAAGAGCAACAGCACGCCAGTTATCATCGGTGTAACCATCACCTTTTCCAACCCCTTTTTCGAGGTCTTTCACGGTGAACAATTGTTTGAACAAATGCGCAACCGGTTTCCCTTCGTAGAACTCACGATAGTTGGAATCCAGCGCATCGAGCAAAGTGTTAACCTTGATTTCGGATTTGGGCAAAATCACTTGGCCCTGTTCGATCCGCGTTCTGACCCCAACCATGTCCACGTATTTCAAGCTGTATTGCTTGGCAATAAATGTCGGTGTGTCGGTGTCGGCTTCTGGATCGCCCATATCCAATTCTGCATCCGACAGGAATGTGCGCGAGTTCCAACGGTCGGCCAGCAGCACCTTAACGTTTCGCGCCTGCATAATCGGCAGGATGATTTCCGAATAAACCTTCGAGAAGTTGATACGGAAGCCCGGCAGCGGGATAATCTCTGCCAGCAGGTCTACGTTTAAATTAAAATCGTCGTCAATCGTACCGCCAGCAATGGAGAAACTGTTGTCTTTTTCCCCGGCGTCGATTGCCAGAATGGAAGCCTTGCCACTCTTCTTGATTTTCTCGATTTTCGCGTACATTTGCGACTGGCCAAGTCGCTTGCTGTTCATGAAATGGGTTTTGAGTTTGATCGTGTTCTTTTTGGTCACGTCCTCGCACTCAAGAATGAACTTGTGCTGCGGCAGGAACGGGTTCGCGATCATTGGCGGGTTGGCCCCGAAGTTTTTCTCAGCCGAAACCGGATCTTTCCGGTAGGCGTCAACGATAACTTTGGAGTCACGTTTGAAGTTTGGATTCACCATCCAAGTGGGGCGGTGAATTCCGTAAATCGAGCTAGATTCTTTTGCCCGGTTGAGCAATTCGTGAATCATGTCGTTTTTCGAAGTAGGAGAACTAACGTTCATCGCGTAGGCCGACAGAACATCGTCAAAGCCTCGACCAATTAGAGCGTCAGCCGCGCCGCGTACAGTGAGCAAACTGTTGACCAGTGCGTCGTAAACTTCGTATGCACTGATCTTCACTTTGTTGGAATCTTTATCCGCATCAAAGTACGCGATTTCATCGATGGAAATGAGGACACGGGTACGTCCACGCATTACACGTTTGTCTGGTCCCATCGGATGGTATTGCAAGCCGCGCACCCGGAAGTCAACGAAGGTGTCAGTCAGCTTATAGAGTTTTTCACCGTAGACGTTTTCGTAATGCTTGAGCATCCCGAAATACTGCTTGAACCAGTTACCCTCGATCAGGGCGCCATAGAAGGGGGTCCACAGCGTGTCCTTGGCTTGGGTATAGGTCAGGGCCGCAAACGTCCCCTGTAGCATCGTGGTGCGCGACAGGCCATAGAACTGGGCGGGCTTCTGAAGCTTCAGCAAGCGGTGCAGGTGGTAGGGGGCTAGGTAGGTGCCAACAGTGTGTGATTTGCCGCTGTTGTGCGAGAGGATACCGCCAGTGATGAACTGGTGGGTTTTGGGCAGGGTGAAGTCATAGGTGGCACGCTCGCCAGCCTCGGTAATCGACTTGACCACATCGGAGAATGTACCGGCCATAAAATCGTCGTTTTGCAGACGTTCAAAGATTCCGGTATCTAGGATAATGCACGGGCCATCGATACGATGTGGATACCCGGCATTCAGTAGGAGGGCAGAAACATCGCGAAGCGCCGAAGAGCCGACAAACACGCGGCGCGCTTCACGGAACAAACCTTGTAGGAACAGAATTACAGAACTTTCACAGGCGGTACGCACCGACAAAGGTAGCACGGTGTTATAGAAATTTTTGCCTGCTGCCTTGGCGTCAAACAGAACGCCCTTGCCGAACACCCGCTGGCCAAAATGAATGTCCAGATTGGTGTCGATTTCCAGTTCACCGATTTTGACGAAACCGTGTTCGGTATCAATCGGGTGATCCGTGGTGCCAGTAACAGAAAAACCACGTCCCGTTTCAACGCGATAAACCATTTCAGGCTTCGCGACGAAATAGTGTGACGTGGTTTCAAATTCTAGGCCGTTGTGTATCGGTGTTTCGAACTCGGTAAACCCTTCAGGCGCATCCGGGTAAACTTCGTCAATGTGTAGCAAACCAAACTCAGACAGAACCGGCGTTTCACCAACCACACAACGCTGCCCGGCGTTGATCGCCAGTTCGTTGTAATAGGGCATCAGGCCTTTCTTGACTGCATTGGCACGACCGAGGCCACAGCTAGGACACGTTCCGTTTTCCAACACGCAAACTTTGCGTTCGAATTTCGAATACGTGTCGTCTACCTTGTGATCGTGCAGCATCCATTCCATGTCTGTGCATTTCGGGCAGTAATCGTTAAATGCAACGATGCCCCACAGCAGCTGTTCAAGGAATGGCCGTTCATCGCCGATGGTGCCGAACTGATCTTGCGTCACCCATTCGTAGAAGTTTTTGGCAGTGGGTAAATCACTGTCATCGATCTTCATGTCCTTGGGGATTACAACTTTCGATTCCATCAATTCGCGAATTGTTTTCGCGATGTTGATTTCGGTGTCTACGTCCATGCTGGTGATCAGCTTGGCGGCAGACTTGCCCATATTTTCTAGGTCGTCGTGCACAGCAGCCCGTCCGTTCTGCTTGAGTTCCAGCAGATAATCGAACGGGTTTTCCTGCGAGACGACGACACGTTTATCAGGGACTAGAATGCCCCCTTTTGAACGTTTCATCTTCATGGTTTGCGTGTACCTCTAACGCCCCACATCGTCGGTATAGGGTCGCTCTGTTGTTGCATACGTTTGACGTAATCTGTTTCTTCAGCTGGGCGGACGCGTGCATAAAGTTCCTTTTGCGCCTGTAGGCCTCGCCGGATTTGCTCCCCGTTGTCGTGCTTGTCGAGGGCATGCGCCGTGCGTTCAGCCATAAACGCGGTGATTTTTTCTAGGTAAGACGCCTGTTGCTCTTCGGTAAGATTCGAAGTGGATTTGACCATGGCGGCCAGTGCATCCAGACGCGAAACAGAGACGAAGGCTTTTAGCAGCGCTTCGTCCATATCCAGTTCAATATCAAGGCCGCTAAACAGCGCGGCCTCAACGTATTCGGCGGCATCATGCATTGCATTCAGGGTTGCCGCCCCTTTGTAGAAAAGATGCTTGAAACGATCCAACTCGGACGAAACATCGTGATTAAAGCGCACTAATTCGGAGTCTGGCACCTCGAACTCGTTCATGGCGAGCGGGGCTTCAGTCTCTTCGGAATAGTTAATGTCTTCGTGATGGTAACGGGCGGGATCGTGGGGAACGTCCATTGCGATAGCGTCGGCATATCGCCATGGCGGAACAGAGGGGTCGCAGCGGAATACACCGTCTGGAATGTTTGCGCTTTTTACGTGATAGACCTTGTTCGTGGGGAACACATCATTGGGGCCTATCCGGGTGTTGCCTGCAACAAGGTCTATATGCTCGCCGCGTGTGAGTTCATCAAGAGAGCGCGGCAGGCCCATCGTCAAAGGCGAGAGACTTGGTTTTGGATTTAAGTTTCTTTTTCTTTTTCCCCGAACCTTTGATTTCGTCGAGGTCGCTTGATCGTCCTTTGAGCTTTTTGGTTTTGCCGTCTTTGATTCCGGCTTTTTCACCTTTGATTTTTTTCTTTTTCGACTTTCCTGCGGTGTCCGCATCGTCATCGTCAAACTCAAGATTACCTCCGCCCGATCCACTAGGCTGCTGGCCGGGGTTGTAGACCGACATAATGTCGAAACGCTCTTCCATGTTGAACATGAAATTGGTTTCGCCGTCACGGTCTTTAGATACCAGCATCGGGATTTCGCGAATTTCACGCTGTTCCGGTTTGCTGTAGTTCCACTGGATTACGCAGTCGGCGTGTTCCTTCATACCCTTGGAATAACGCATGGCTTCTTTTTCGTCGTCCAGCTGTGCCAGCAGGATAACCAGTGCGCCAGTTTCTTGCGTGTAATTCTTCGCGATACGCGCCGCATCCATCAGCGATTTCCATTGCTCTTTGCCCGAGTCTTCGTTGAGCAAACCAATATAGTCGATGATGATTACTTTGTAGCCGAACGGCTTGGCCAGTTGCAGCGTTTCTTCCATCGACAGACCGCCCTTCGGGCAGTGAATCGTATGGTGAATGCCATGCTTTTCGCCGTGCTCTGCCAGCATTTTTTCTGCTGCACGAACTTTCCGTTTGTCTTCGGAATTCAGCTTGGCATGCTTGAACTTTTTGAGTGGGATTCCCGTCATGTGCGAATACAGACGTTGGGATTCCTGAATCTCCTGCATTTCGAGCGAGACGCGGAAGACACTCAGTTTCTGCTTGAGGAACATTTGCAGGCCGATGTTCATGGAAACAATCGACTTACCGCCAGACGTGGTTGCCGCTAAGAACACGACGCCGGTATCAGGGAAACCGCCGTTGGTCTTGTCGTATTCACCTAAGCCGGTCGGGATACGCGGCAGCGTTTCGTTCCGGCAAATCTGATCGGTAATTGCCTTGCTGTTTGCATCTTTACCAAAACGCAGGAAACTAACGTCTTGGTGTTTTGCGGCGGTGGCCTTCGTGAATTCCTGCGTGACTTCCAGCAGCAGACTTTCGGCGTCAACCGAAGTCTGCTCGATAGCCATATAGATGCGTTCCGCCACGGACTGCATCACACGAATTTTACGGAACTCTTCAAGGGTTTCCAGCGTTTCTTTCATCTGCGATTTTTTCAGGCAGGGACTTTCGTCAGTCTCTGCCAGAATTTCGCGGAAGTCTTCGTCTAGGCTGGGGTCTTCCAACAGACTTTTCCAGCTAACGATTTTGAAACGTTTCCGTGCCAGTGTTGTGATTCGCTCGAAAGCGCGCCGCATCACTGGCGTGTGGAAATGATCCTTTGTGAGTTTGCCGAGCCACAGTGTTCGCCGTTCTTCTTTTACTTTCTTGGTCGTTACCGATAGCAACGCCCGGAGTTCAGCGGTTGGACTGTGAATCTGCATGGTTTACCTACTACGATGCCATGGGAATGGCGCCAAGTTGTGTTAAGTATTTTCGCCAAGTCGGGGCACGGCGCCGACGACGATTGACGTGCACCGTATCGCCTTCATTCCATTTGGTCGGTTGGATACCGATCATATCGAAGAAAACGAGTGTTGCCAGTGCGCTGTCAAATTCGACGCGTGTCACGTTGTAGCAGGTGCGCTTCAGGTCGTTGAAGAGGCGCACGTTAGTCTGGTTTGGCTGCGACCGGATCAGGTGGTAAAGTTCCTTAACAATCTGGCGCTTGTAGGTAATTGGGGCCTCTACTTTCCACAGGGCGAAAGCTTCGGATTCCCAACTTAGCAAGTTTTCCTTGGCATCCATTAAGCAAACTCCTTGTGGGCAGTCAGTACACGTCCAATGTACTGCACGAATTTGTTGAAAGCTTCCGGGTAAACGCCGACGTATTGCGACAGCGTTTTCAGGAAAGTCGTGTGAGGCACCCGGCGCTGGTAATCGGTGTGATCAGCGCCACGGCCTAGTTTATTTTTCGCTTTGAGGAAACGGGTAAAGCGTTCGTCAATCTGCCCGCTCAGGATTTCCAGAATCTTGCGCTTGCGCCCGGTGAAGCGATCCATCAGGCGGCTGATCATAATCGAGGAATCGATGCTAGGCGTGTGGTCTTCGTGCGAGTTCAGCACCGACTCATAGCCCGTTTCGCCCTCTTCGTTGACCGACGTTTGGTTCTCAGACGCGCAGATCAGATCCCACTCGTTGCCTCCGAAACCATCGGCCTTGCCCTTGACCAAACGTTCACGCTTGTGGGTCTTGTGCTTGTCGATAACGTTGATTGCTTCATTCGACGCGGAACGGCGAATGTAGTTAACGATGTAGGCCTCTGGCTGGTGCGTGGGGATCAGTTTGTAATATGCGTTCAACACTTTGACCGTGAGGTCGCTGGTGAAATCCTTCGCCGTGTTGTTGTCAGAGCGAATGATAAAGGTCAGCTTTTTGTGAACGCGAGATTTGATATGACGCATCGCTTTAGGCAGATACGTTTCAAACATTTTCATGTCCCGGCGCATCGCGACAAACGACACATCTTGCACCTTGAGGCCACGGCCCACGGCGTAGGCTTTAACGTTGGCCTTGAACGCCCGGCGCGAGAAAATCTGGCGGAACAAATTCACGTCAGAAGCGCTCAGGAATTGTTGCAGTTTGTTGTAGCTGTCAGCGTTGTTGGGGACAAGCGAGAGGAAGAGGGCCGCATATTTCACGTTGACGGAGCGGTAAGCCTTTTCCGCGAGGCGCAGACGCAAGTCCTTGCCGCTCATACCTGTAGGGGACAGGTCGATGGCCTTGACGTTGTTCTGGAATTCGAAAGCAGTATTAACACCGGACAAACAGAGAATACATTCCTCGATAAGGCGCATCCCATCGTGGGATTGAGGATCAATTCCGATTTGCGAAATGTATTTGCCCAGCATTATTCTGCACCCCCGCGCACGTTACGAACTTTAACCCCGGACCCGCGTTTTTTCTTCGGCTGGTCGTCTTCTGCTTCATCGCCTTTGCTGCGTTTCACGTCGCGTTCAACAAAATTCGAAGTCTTGCTGTCAACGTCGTAACCGGCAGCCGCATCCGCCACCAACTCGATAAGGTCGGGGAGGCCCTTTTTCTGGCCTTTGCGGACTTTGTTAGCGGCGAACACGTCGTCAATTGTGGACACACCGATACCCGCGTCTGCTGCTTTGTCTGCGAGGTCGGAAATGCCCAAATTGAATTCCTCTTCATGGCGCCAGCGCCGGGAAATCAACGTGGTTGCATCGGGGTCGATCAGAGCACCTTTCGCCAGCATCTTTTCGTACATGACGGCGAATTCTTCTTCGGTGTGAATTACCGGGCGGCAATTCTCGCCGTAGGTCAGCACGCAGCGACCATCAGCGCTCATAAGTTTGTATTGTTGCGGAGTCGCATACATGACGTATGCTTGCATGAAATTGGAAACGTAATTGCGACCGAGCGATCCACGGAAACGGACGTAAACTTTCTGCATGAAAGTCATGCCCTGATTACGGGTGTTCGGTTCGTTGAACATCAGCACGCCGAGGGCACGCAGCGCCTTCGGGTCAATGCTGCTGATCAGTGCTGCCAGTTCAGAAATCTTTTCAGCGCCCGTGGCTCCCACCGGGCGAGTATTTGGAGAAAACTTTGGACAAATGGCAGATGCTTCGTGCTTCGGCTCACGGTTTTTCTGGTTCGCCGCTGCATTGATATTGCCCTTGTCGTCCGTGCCTTTCTTGGTCAAGTTACCTTTCGGTACGCTCCCACATGGAACAGTGTTCCCCTCGACCAGAATATCGTCACGCAGACCGCTGCAATCACCACAAGTTGGGCTTACTTCGCGCAGACCCTTTGTTACCTGTGCTTTGATCCCTGATTGAACGCTCATTATCCAAATAGCCCCTATTTCTCAAAAATTCACTAATCGCAAGCACCATCGCTTTCTCTAGCGACGATACGTTACTGTCCGATTTAAACAGTTGCAGTGCTGTGTGCAATGCAGGGGGCGCCTTGAACTGCATGACATACTGTTTACCCACAACAGATTCGTCACTCAGAATCGCCTCTACCAGTATCTTGAGATACGGGCCTGCATTGTGTTCCATGGTCGTGTTGGCCCAATATTGCTTTTGCTTTTTTGGGCTTTGACCGGTGTTGACCTTTTTAACCTTGGCTACCACGGCTAGCGCATGCGCATGCAGCAGGTTGTGACATTGGGCACAAAGAGGGATTTGCAGGCTGTCTTTGCCGCCTAGCGATTGCGGAATAGTGTGGTGCCAGTGCAGCAATGGGAACCACTTCTCGCAAATCGTGCAATCACCCTCTTTGTAATACTCTGTCACTTACCTTTCTGCTTATTGCCGTGGTGCTTGGCATAGGAGGCATCGATCAGCTTTTGCGTGGCGGCTGGTGTGTCGCCATGCTTCAGCTTTGTGGCTTCCATATTGTGGCGCGGGATATCCCATGTGGTTTTGGTTTTGCCGTCAAGCAGGTTATGCAGCTGCTTGCGCACACGGGAATCGATCAACCACACAAGGGCAATGCGTGGATTGTTCGGGTTACGCACAATGGTATCGGATGCCAGTGAGAACGATTGGCCGGAATGGCGTGCGGTTTCATTGATTTGGTCAATGATTCCCTGCACAGCTTTCGCCAGCTCTCCATCATTATTTACAGTTTTCATGCGCTCGCCATCACGGGTCATACGCACGGAATCTTTAATGCCGATTTTATCGAGGTCAACACACAGCAGGAACTGATCTTCCAATACGGGGAAATGGGTTCCAATCCATTTGACTTTGAACCCCGCGTGTTCCAAACGGCCCGGCTTGTAAGCGCCGAGGTCGTGGAATACTGGAATAACCGGATAGTAAACAGCAGCGAATGGAACTCGGAGACTACGGGGCAGACGGCGAACGAGTTCCTTGTAGGACTCGGACAGCTGCGCCAAATCATCGTCGTGCTTCTGCACCAATTCGCGTTTCAGTGCAGACAGTTTTGCTTTGCCTTTCGCATCGGGTTGCATAGCAGCCCAAATTTCCGGGTAGGAAATCTGATTCCACTTAGAATCCGGGTCGTTTGTGCCGTCTTCTTTGAGCGGACGGATCGAACGCAATTGCGAGAGGGTGAAATTGTCATTCAGGAAGGTGGTAACGTTTGCCAGTGCTACGCGCTTTTCTACCTTGACGCCGTTGATCAACAGCGTGCCCGGATCGAAGGCACCTACGAGGCGCTTCAATTCCTCGAATTTGTCTTCGTCGTTCGCGTAGTTTTCCCGCACCAGTTCTTTCTGTTCGGCATTGAGGCCGCCGTCCAGTTGCTGGCGCAATGTGCTGTGCAGACGCCCAAAGTGATCGCGTGCAACTTCCCGAACCGCCGTCAGGTTGCTGAACACGCCAGTTTCGAGGCCGCTAATCGTATCTCGAACCAGCTTGCTGATTTTGGACAGAGACGATTTCGTGCCTTGGGGGAGTTTCCCTTGGTTTTGCAAAGTGGTGGTTTCGTTAGAAATCGCGTTCAGCTTTGCGATTACTTCCGACTTCCGACGCAGTGTGTTCTTTGCCATGCCTTCTTCGAAGGCGCTCAGGGCATTGAGCACACCATCAAAGTATTTGTGATTAGACACAGATAAATCCCCGATTAAACGTAGTTAGGGCCAAAAAGCGGCCCGGTAATATGAAATTACCATTCGCTCCTACAGCATTCACAGCTGCTTGCTGCGCTCGCATTTATATTTGGCGAGTCATCAGCAGGGTTGCCACATTTGCTTCACGGCAATTTGGTATTCGTGCCTCAACCACGAATTGGTTTTCCAAATAGCACATGACGGCATTGGCATTATTGTCAGCCACGAATAGTTTAATCGGACCTGCGCCCATACCATGCTCTACAGCGTTCGCCAGATGATCAAGCAAGCGGGTTGCATGACCTTTGCGGCGGTAGATTTCTTGTACGTGCACGTTGTGGATAAACGCGCCCTCTTCATTCACGGTCGCCAAAATGTAACCGACGACTTCCGATTGGCCTTCGGCGTCAATGCCGGAAGCCAGCACCACCACGGAATCTTTCCGGGGGATGTGATCAGCAATGTAACCAATTGAAGCTGCGCATCCATTAGACAGAGCGGGCAGGCAAGAAAAATCCCCAGCCTCGAATGTCTGATAGTCGATATCCATATACCGATCCTTTTCAAATACTACTGGTCGTATTGCGGGTGGATAGGAGGGACAAGAAACTTCCCATATTGTGTAAGTGCCTTGCTGCGAGCGTCATGCCGCAACCCTGTAATGCTACCTAGAATCAACGACTTACGCAAGGTTACGCTATATGGGAAGTTTAGCCCTACAGGCCCCGGCCCACAGGGGCTGCGGGGTGGCCCGCGCCTAGCACAGTGTGACAGGGTGTGTCAAGGCCGGGCACCCTCGGCGGTGCCGCTGTCCGACGAACGCGGCTCACAGCCGGATTCCGTTGCAGTCTGGTTATTTTCCAAAATTTCCGGTGGTGCTATTTGGTTGGCGGTGCGTGCTTGTTGCCCCATCATGATTGCATTGGCCCGATAGAAATCCGTCTTGAATTTCTGCACCTCGGATTGTGGCAGCCATTTCTGTTTCTTGTAGTCGTAGCCAATCGCTTCGTAAAATTCGAAAACGCTGGCGACCTTAATCAGTGGGATTGCGTGAATTCCTACCGGCAGAAAATCCGGGCCGGGATCACGCCACACAGCATCAGGGAATTTACGCTCATAGAATTCCCGCAAATGCGTGTAGCGGAAATGCAGGTCTTCTTCATCAGCAATCGAATAGTAGAGCGCCGGATTCTTTTCAGTGGTCTTGGTTGCGTGTTTTTGTGGAAATGCGCGCTTGAGTTCGCGGCTACGGAAGCAATACAGGCTGGTGCCTTGCCTGTGGGAACCCGGCTCATTGAAACTGGGCAAAGGGATTTCGAACGCACGGAATTCAAGGCCACCACAACGTTCAATTGCATGGACAATACGAGGCATAGCAAATCTCCACGATAGAATCGGATTGAGTTTTTGCAGCGTAGGAAAAAGCGAATGGGGCCACGAAGGCCCCAAACGGTTAAATCACTCTTCGTCTTCACCATCGGCAGCCGCTGCGGCTTTGGCTGCTTTCTTGGTGTGAGTGTTTTTGATTTGATCGAGGTAGAGTTCATAACCCTTACCGGATTCGACTTGACGGCGGCACCATTCGTAAATACGAATAGGCTTGATGCCCATCTTCTCGCACCCTTTCTTGATCAGGTCTTTGTCGCCATCAACCATTTTCTTCAGGTCCATCCACGACAGAACTTTGCCTGCAAATGGAGTACCATCACCGAATTTGATCTTGTTGCGCTGGCCGGAAATCTGGCCAGTTTCTTTCAGGTACATCCAGCAATCCCACACGCGGTCAAAGCCGAGGCCTTCACCGTTTTCGTTAGCGACGTAGAGACGCATAACCATGTTGGATTTCTGCGGGCCACCCAGCTTGTTTTTGAACGCGTGGCACTTGATGTAGCGGTACATGTCCACGCCTTGCCCGCTAATCGATTCTTCCTCTTCCATCATGCCTTTGCCATGAGGAATCGAAATTGGCGACATGCGGAAACGGCAATCGGCAAAGAAGCGCAGTGCAGTACCGCACGGCTCTTTCTTGTCCGGGCCGTACATGGCCATAGGCACTTCACGCAGCTGGTTGATACCGAGCACCAACACGCGCTTTTCTTTCATCTTACCTTTTACGCGTTTGATCCCGTCAGAGAACATACGTGCTTGCGATGCCAAACCATCGGTGCCGTCTTCTTTTTCGTCGGCGCGGCGGGAAAGCATTGCTGGGTAAGAGTCCACAAGGAACACAGCTTGCGGCAGACCATGCGGCGCCGGAACTTTGAACTTGTTGAACTTCTTGAAATACTTGGCGTCGTAGAGGCCTTTGGTCAGCTTCTGGTTGGCCTTGTTGTTTTCGTAGATGTAGAAGAATTCACCGTCGATTTTGAGAACCGATGGTAAGGTCTTCAGGATTTTTGCGAGCGCGTCGAAGAAATCCTCACCTACAGCAGGCGCATAGTAACGGATGCGCGGACGGATAATGTAATTACCCTCTTTGTCCTGCACACCGAAAACTTCCTCAGCCTGCGAGGCCTTGCCGTTGCCATTGTATTTCCACATGGCGTTGGCGTATTCCGCCGAGAACGAACCTTCGTAGTCGAAGAAAAACGCTTTGCCTCGGAAATCGGCCTTGCGGATGATCGAACCCATAACGGTTGTAGCAAGCGTGGTTTTACACGATTGCTCTTCGCCGTAGAAGGTGTACCAACCACCAGCCAGCAGGCCGCCAGCCATTTGCAGGTTTACACAAAGACTGCCGGTATCGAGGCGGTCTTCTTTTTCACTGACAGCCATGGAGGTCAAGCCGACCTTTTTCTCCATGTTATCAATTTCGTCTTCAAAATTCGCGTAAGGGTCGAAGACATTTTTAGCGGGAACGGCGACAGCCTTGGAAACCGCTTTTGCTACTTTGCTCTTTGCACCTTTAGACACTGGGCCTTTGCCATCGTCGGTCTTCAGGTCGAGCTTGCTGGTTTTAGTTACTGCCTTGGGCATTAAATCCTCGGTAGGGGATCAAAGAATGGGGACCGTTAGGCCCCCGCCAGCACAGGCGAATCAGTCATCCCACGAAGACTTTTTCTTCTTGCCGGTCTTTTCTTTGGTCTTTTCTTTCTTTTTGGCGCCGCCCTTCACTTCCTTCTCGGAAGACTTCTTTTTCTTCTTCGGCTTTTCGTCATCGTCGTCTTTCGACTTGGACTTCTTTTTCACCTTGGAAGGCTTGTCTTCCTTGTCCGAAGATTTCTTTTTCTTCTTCGGCTTTTCGTCTTCGTCATCATCGGAAGACTTCTTCTTTTTCTTCTTCGGCTTTTCGTCTTCGTCGTCATCGAAGACTACCGACTTAGCCTTTTTCTTTTTCTTCGGTTTTTCGTCTTCGTCGTCCAACGAAGTCGATTTCTTTTTCTTGCGTGGCTTTTCGTCTTCGTCTTCATCATCGTCGTCGAGTTCCTCGGCGCCAATGATTTCCATACGCTTAACGTCTTCCTTCGCCTGCTTCTCGGTCATACGACCGGAGGCGTCCAGCAGTTCCTCGGTCAGTTTCCAGACCAGATAACCTTGCTCTTCGTCGGTCAGCTTCGACGGGCCATCGGCTTTGTCGATGGTGTATTTGTCGGTGCCTGCCGCGTCCGGTTTGAATTTCAGTTTCACGTCGAAACCGAATTTTGCGTCGGAAACGTCATACTGCGCGGTCTTGCCAGTTTTCTTGTCCTTGACTTTGTTTTCTTCGGACAGTTCTTGCAAACGACCGATGGAAGTCATGGTCAGACGGGCCACGCGAACCGGGGTCCAAGTCTCGGAATTGATATCCTTGTAACCGGTTTTCTTTTCTTCTTTGGTCGGCTTCGACGCCTTGCGGGGCGGGCCTTCCTCTTGCATGTCACGGTCGATCACGTTGAACAGCCAGAAGTCGGATGCACGCACCGGCTTTTCTTTCTGGCCTTTGAACTTTTCGGCCAGCGCCATGTACGGGCACTTCACGCCTTTTTTCGGGGTTTCTGGATCGTTCGGATCGAAGTCGATTGCGTAACGCGGAATGTTTACTTCGCGTTTTTCCTTACCCTTCGCGCCAGCCCACAGCTTGATCCACACTTGGCGGACTTGCAGCGGCATGATCGGCAGGATACGGAACGGGAAGTATTTGTTTTTTGGCCACTGGATCATATCGACCAGTTCGTCCAACTTGGTCGAATCGTTGCGACCGTTGGTGGTCTTGATGCTACCCATGCCCTTGAATACGGCGGCGCCCATGTACAATCCTCTTGATCTAAATGTGTGCTTAGGGATCATGCCCTAGTCACTGTTTACAGTTTTTCTCAGCTGGCCTTCCGAGGGTAGGAAATGTCACCAGTTGAGTTTGTTGGCGCGTGCCAGCACTTGTGCCAGTGCTCGGTCGTAGGCATCTTGTTCGATTTTCTTGGCCAGCGTTTTCACGTCTGGATGCAGAACAATGTTGCCGTTTTCGTCACGCGGGTTTTTGAAATCTACCACGCTCACATTGCTAGGTTTTTGGGCCATACGTCACCTGTTGGTTAAGGTCGTTGCTCTTCCGCCATGTGTTGACGCATGATTGCCTTTTCTTCTGGCGTGAAATACTCGCCAATGTCGAGGCTCAGCCGCGCAATCCCTAGCGGGTCTACTTTCTTCGCCAGCAGCTGTACCAGCGTGCGGCTTTGTTCAATTTCGATATCTTTTTCCAGCGCATTACCCGGCGTCAAAACCGAATGCAGGGCCACGCCGCCGTCTTCGTCATCGTCACCATAAAGCGTGTCGAGACTTACGCTGAAGTTGACGTAACTGCTTGTCCCCTCAAACAGTTTTTTCTTCTGCGCTTGCGGTACGGTGTAGGCCACGCCATATTCGTGCTCTTTCGAAGCCTTCATGGCGTTTTTTGTCCAGAACTGAACGTAGGAAGTTAACGCCCCTTTCCGGCTATCGTATTTGTCTAGCGCTGTGATCACCGCCTTGATGATTGATTGCACAAGGTCTTTGTAATTCGACCGGCCTTGTGTACCTTCCTGATGCGCCTTGGCCCACTTGTTGGCGCTCTTCACGTAGAGGTCAACCACAGCGTTTCGATACGAATAAAACCGCTTGCGGTACGCTTCACAAATTTGCAGCGCAGTGTACAGGGCCGAGCGTTCGCACATGCCGACCTGCACCGCGTATTTGTCTAGCGCCACCTGCTTTTCCTTGGTCGGGTTAAGCAGAAATTCCTTGTACTGTTTGACGTAGCCAATGTTCTGTTGGCAGAACGAAGTCAGGAATTTGTGGATGAAGAATCGTTCCACGCGAGCATCGCGGATAAATCCGAACTTTTGTCGCCGGTCGGGAACACTCAGGTAGGCCGCCAGTTTTTCTACGGCCTCACCACGATCCAGCGAACTCAATTTGCGTTTGCGGTTGGTGGCAACCAGCAGCAGCAAATATTCCACCTGCGCATCGAAAACGTTGGTGTACAAAACCAGCGGCTCTAGCGCCTTGTAAAGGAGCATGTCCATAATCTGCTGAATTTGTTCACCGGTCATGTTTTTATCAGCAGACATTTTGTCTCCTATCAGGTGTTACTGTTTACGAAATCCAGCAGTTCTTGCAGTGTCGCAGCAGCAACCGAGTACGAACCGATTGGCGTGTCTGGATACCATTGAATGGTCCAGATTTCATCGGTGGCGAGCGCCTGTTGCTTGGCTTCGTCAGAAATCCAATTGTACCAGTCGTTTTCTTCGATGTAATCTGCGAGCGGCTGGTAGTAATCTTTGTGTGCGTTGTGTTGCAGGGTCAGGCTGCATTTATGCTTCGGGAACTGAATCATGCAAACTTCCAATCGTCGGCCAGCAGGTCGCCCATGGATGGAACCCAACCCGGCTGTTTTTTGCCCTGCGCGTTGATCAGCACGAAGCACGGCTGCATATCGGTGGCGAAGGTGTGCAGGAACACGCGCTGATTCGCACCGTTCCAGCCTGCGCGTTGAATTTCGCGACCGTCTTTGAGGGCTTCTAGTGCACGGCTGAAGTCGAACAGGGTAGCGGGCGCAACGTCTTTGCTGGCCAGCGTAAACAGCTTGATCAAAAAGCCTTGGTTTCCGTGTTCTTGGATTTGGTGAACATCGGTGCCGATGTAGATTTGGTCGTGATGGCGCTGATTCATGTGTTGAATAAATTCGTTCATGAACCGAACGAAATCCAACTCGAACTCATGAGTCATATGCGAAATGTAACCGAACAGCTTCAACTCAAGGGGCATCGCCTCTTTCGTGATACCTTCCTTGTCGTGGTAGAGCACGGCATCTTTACCCACGGCAAATTCGATTTTATCGTAGCCATGCTGGTGCAGACTATCGACCAGCTTTTCCAACAAGTTCTTGGCCATTTTGTTACCCCGCTGTCACTTGATGAATCCACGGCTTGACGTATTGCCACGCCCATGGAATGCCGACGAAAAGAACGAACCCAACCACGACGCCAACTGCAAGGCCCAACGTGACAAGGAAAGTTCCGATGCCCGAAAAATCAATGAAACCGCGCTGCTTGTTACGCATTTGCTGTCTCCAGATTGGACAACGCATCGTTAACGAATGCCCATACGTGCTCACGCTCCAGCAACGAAAATTCCTTGCTGAAATATCGCTTGTAGTACGTCGGCTCTTTGCGCTTGGACAATGCGACGTTGAAAATATCGTCACGGGTAGAGAGTTCTACACGCTGTCCATCTTTCGCCACAGTCACCAGCAGGAACCGCCCGTCGTTCGGGCGTGCTGCCGATTGACAGCTGGTCACATGGAATTCGCCAAGCTGCACGAAAGGCAATATGCAAAACATGCCGATAACGGAATCTTTATTCAGCTTGTTATCGGCGTCCCGATCACCCTTGAGGCTCAACAATTGATAGCCTTCAGGCAGACGACTAACAGCGTTCTCGTACTGCACCCGCGTCAAAACAGCCGGGCAGTTTTCCAGATAAGCCAGCGCGGCGCTGAAGCTTTCGTCCCAAACTTTCCAATCGATCATTAGGAGTCCCACGAAATAATTGGTTTGTCAGTCGCGATCATGTTTTGAGAGCGCGTCTTCAACTCTTCCATTTTTTGCAGTTTTTGTTCGGTGGTAAATGTGTTCCAGTCTCGAACTTCTGCGATTGTGCGGTTGCACCCCTTGCAAAGATCATCGCCCACATTGTGCGAGCAACGACCGATGCAAGGTGTGGTGCGGGGCCGCGTAACGCTCAAGCGTTATTCGCCCTTTTGTACGGCGTTGAATACGCGGGTGGCCACTGCGCCTTCAGTGCGACCGGCGTAGTTTTCTTTCAGGAACTTGTGGAACAGACCGAGTTTGTCGAACGGATTTTCCGCCAGAATTTCGCGATACTGCTCTTCGGTCAGCACGTCTGGATTGTCTGCAACTTCAGCCTTGGCCGGGATGTAGTTTTGCAGCAGACGGCTTTGGGTTTCGAGGCGCAGGATTTCGGTTGCGTGCTCTTTTTCACCGCCTTGCGATTTTTTCAGCAGTGCGATGGTTTCGGTATTGCCAGCCAGAATGCCCTTGATGATCAGGATCACGGCGTCGTCACCAGTGCGAGGCTTTTTCGCCTTGGCGCCCAGTTCGTAATCACCGAGGATACGGGTCAGGATCGGGTAGGTTTCTTTCGGGCTTTGCAGGCGCGAAGTATCGCGGTCGCGTACCAGAGTTTCCAGCAGGGTAAGGGCCATCTTTTGTTTCTCCTTTTCAGAGTTGCACGTAGCCGACAACGGCTTGTGGTTTGCTACCTTGCTTGATGCAGATGAAAACATTCTGCGACAGGTCAGGATGCGTATAGATTTCGAGGCCTAGCAACATGCCGACGTAACCAGCTTCACGGCCCGATTTACTTTGGTGAATATCCGCCCATGGGGCCAACAGACTTTCGCCGTGTTCTGCGAAATACTCTTCGCTGTTGGTATGGCGAATGTAGTCAGCAAGGCCGGTGCCAACCACGTACAGATCGCCTTGCGATTTGTTGCGCAGTTCACTTGCCAGTTCGATGGTCAACGGCTGCGTGTTGAGAGTCGGCCAAGGCTTGCTGCCTTGCGGGCCGAAAACTTCGCGCACAATGCGGGGAATTTCCGAAGCGAGTTTGCCCACGCTGGACAGCGGTTTCTCAGTTACCGGATTGGCAGCAGCCCACGCAGCGGCCTTGTCGAAAAGGTTGTCGGTCATGGCTTCGTCGGGCATATCTGGACTCAGTTCGCGGATGCGGTCCATTTGTTCGTCGGTCAGCGGGCCGTCGTCTGGCTCGTAGCTCATGGTTTATTTCCTATCAAAGGTTTTCTTCAATAACGATTTTTGCCAACGCAATCAGGTGTTTGCACAGGCCGACCGACATGCCGGGGTTCATCCACACAGGCGGTTCACCGTTGGAATAAATCAGGTAGGCAGCACCGCAACGGGCGTTCGCGTATTCCCACGTGTACACGTAGTTTTCACAGGTGCACTGGGCAAGCACGCGCTTGTGTTTGTACAGCGGTTTATTCTCGCCGTTTTTGTCGAGGCCCACGATGTATGTTTCGTGGTAGCGCCGTACCTTGTCCGGTCGGAACGGATCGTTGGTCCACATGATACCTTTCACAGCCGGGCGGCCTGCTTTGGTTTTCATGCGCTTGTACTTGTGTGCCTCAACATCCACCGCGTTGTTGATGAAAAGTCGCGGGGTATTTCGGATTAACTCTTTCAGCGATTTGCCTTGGCGTGTAAAGAACGTTTCAGGCATCGGACGTGCGCCCAAGTTTTCGAACTTGCGCAGCTTGTAGGGCACGCCGTTTACGCGTGTGATACCAGCAGACCGCACCGGGGCCGCCGTTGATTTCCGCTTACGCTCTTTGGTCTTTTCCGCATCGCGCTTGGCCTGTGTTTTCTTCGGCTTGGTGATGATGCGGCTTTTCTTGACCTTCTGCGTTTTGATTTTCTTTGTGGGCATCTAGTGGGCCTCTAGACGTTTCTTCACTATTTCGAATTGCCGTGGGTGCCCCGCCAACACCAGCAAACTGTTTTTCTTTTTGCGCTTCTCGACGCGGGACAATTTGATCCCTGAAATATCGAGAATCTTCGAACCCGACTCCGGGATTTTTTCCCGGTAGTCGTTGTAGACGATGAAGTGCAGCTTCGCGTCAGCAAATGCATACGACAATTCGCTGTATGGCTGCTTTTCGAAAAACTCATAGGTCGCATCTTTCACGTCAACTTTCATGCCCAGCTTGTAGGCCTGATAGAGCACGGTGTGCGAGACGCTAGGGTCAACAATGAAACTGATGTAACCGCCCGGCGCCAGAATGCGCTTGAGGTGGTGCATTAATTCCATATCGGTATCGCGCCATGCCTTCGGGGTAAACCAATTCATGGCGTTGAGTACATGGTGTTCCGGGTAGGCGAACACGTAGGAGAACTGCGCATCTTTCAGCTTCCGCAAATTGTGTAGGAGCGTGCCTTGCCAGACAGTGCCATACGCATTGCTGAAGCGTTGATGTTTCACATCGTGATTTGCGCACACGACAATAAAACCGTTGTGCTCTTCACACCGACTCAGGATCGGAATGTCGCCGGTCGCGTGGCAGCCACAATTGAAATAGCTAATCATCGTGTCTAAGTAGCTCATGCAGTTCGCCGCCGTTTTCCCATTGCCGTACCTGCCCGATAAATTCGCCGTAGACCATCACAACATCGAATGGAATTTCCGAAAGAAAACGTACAGGCTCGCCGTTTTGCGTGAGGTCGAAGGTCATGCAGGGCTGGTCGTTGCTGGTATCCAGCGAGGCCACCATTGACCAATTACTTTCGTCGTGGCTTACGACTCGGTACAGCACTGCTAAGTCTTTTGTCTTCTGCAACCGGCTCAAGTGCCCGGATGCCTTGCGGGATAGTTCCGAGAAAGACGGTGTTTTTGTCGGCATCTGTCAAAGCCTCTCGGTATCGTTCAAGTAGCGGCGATGCCTTAACGAAATTCATGGCCGCAACGTAAAGGTGCTCAAGGTCGTGGGAAAATAACGCCTTGTGCCCAACCCGCTGTGCGTGGAATGTGTCGAGGAACGCATCGCGAGTTGAAATATTGTCGAAATTGGGCAGACCAATGCCACGGCTCAGAATTTCCGAGCGGGTATCAAAGGAGATTTGGCTAAAAGTCTGGTGTTCGACGTAGGCTTTCCAGAACAGGGCCACGGTGTTTTCATGGCGCTGGCATTCGTGGAAAGTGTAGGGGACGTTATCCGATTCGAACTGTAGGAGTGGAATCAACGTTTCGATAATTCCGAGTTCGATTTGTGCGGCAACGAAAGAGGGGCGGGCCAGCAGGGCGCGGGCGCCGTCTTCGATTAGCGTGGCTTCTGCGCGCAGTTTGTTGGCCTTGGTTTCTTGTGAGTCTTTCACAATTTCCGAGGCACCAGTCTGGCGGAAAGCGCTGCGTTGGGATTCTGCAAAGGCGATTGACATTGCATGCTTCCGGTCTTCGCGAAGTTCGTAGAGTACGCGTGCGAATTCCGTGTGGGTGAAGCAGCTGGCGCCCAAGCGATAAACGATTTGATCAGCCGAATGCAGCCAATGCATACAAGAAAAGGGGCCGAAGCCCCTTCCCATGTTAGCCTAGAAGGCGAGCCGATTATTCGAAATCGTCGTACTCTTTTTTCTTCTTGGCTTTGTCGCCTTTTTTGGCTTTCTTGCCGTCAGTGTCCTTGGACTTTTTCTTCTTCGAAGATTTCTCTTCTACGTCCTTGGATTTCTTTTTCTTGGCTGGCTTTTCGTCAGCTTCGACCTTGGCCTTTTTCTTTTTGGCCGGTTTCTCTTCCTCGGCTTTCACCTTGGATTTCTTGGCCGGTTTTTCGTCTTCAGCCTTGGCCTTTTTGCCTTTGGCTGGTTTCTCTTCGGCCTTGGCTTTCTTGCCGCCTTTGGCTGGCTTTTCTTCCTTGGCAGCTTTGCCGCCTTTGGCTGGCTTGGCGTCGGCTTTTTTGCCTTTGCCTTTGGCCGGGGCTTCGTCACCGCTCAGCTTGGCTTCGAGCGCGGCGATTTGAGCGTTGGTTTCTTCCAGCTGGGCATCGACGGTTTCCGAAACTTTGGACTGGGCCTTTTGGGTGGCTTCCAGTGCGCGGGCCTGCTTACGCAGACGACCGATTTCAGCTTTGGCGTTGATGGTTACGTCGTTCTTGGCCATGGTATTTCAGTTCCTACTATTGGATGCCATTAAGGCGAAATGAAACTCGGATCGTTCCGAGCATCAGGAATTTTTCAAAACGCTGATTTTGGGCAAAAAGAAACCCGGCTGGTGTAACCGGGTTTCTTGGATTCGCGGTTAAGAGCGAAGGGCGCTAGGAGCGACGATTATTCGTCGTCTTCTTCCTCTTCCTCTTCCTCTTCCTCTTCCTCTTCCTCTTCCTCTTCCTCTTCCTCTTCCTCTTCCTCTTCCTCTTCTTCTTCTTCTTCCTCTTCCTCTT